CGCAAGGGGCGTTAACCCCCGACCGCGGTTTACACCGCGGAACTCATCCTCAGCTTGATCTTGACGGCATGAGGGCGTCCAGCACGCTCAAGGTGCCTAGGGTCAAACGAGGGCTCATCGCCCTGCTTGAGTAGGTACTTGAGTAGGGCACCTCTCCCGTCCAGCCTGTCGGCTGGAGAGGTTGAGGATTCTACAAAGCCCTTGACTAGGGGGCGATGTAGATATTTGTCATGGTCCTCGGCTAGATAACCGAGAAAACTATGACGACCCAGAACGGGTGACGTAGGCAGTACAGTCGGAAAGAATTTTATTACTTTCCGAATGTACCCGTCAAGCCATCGCACCGTACTCCAGTAACCAGCATAGTATAGCTGGTTACGTAAGGAGACGATGGAAATGACCTCCGTCGCGTGCTGCTGTGATGTAGGGAATAATTCCCTGACTCGGACAATTGAAACGTCCTCGCCAGAGTAATACTCCTTACCACAAGACTCTCTGAACTTTCCAGTCCAGAATGACTTGCGAGAGTTCACTTCAAGACCAAAATCTTGAAGCGAGTCCACCACAGTCTGCACATGGGCTACAGGGACGATAATATCGTCTCCGTAGACCCGCACCCAACCCACAAACTCACGAATGAGTTTGCGGGAAAGGGATGTGTTGAGCGACTTTTCAATCCCCATGAAAACGATGGTAAGAAATACCATCGCTTCAAAAGGAAAGCAAAGCGCTGAACCCATAGACGCGAACTTGGCTAGCCGTTGAATCGGATAACCAGGTACATCAGCCTTCCGAGATCTCGTAGCGTCGATAGCCCTACTCAAATGAGGGGTTCTCGACACGAGAGTTCGTACGAGCTGATTGGAGACCCTATCGGACGCATCGCTCAAATCGAGCGTTGCAAGTTCCCCTCTCAGGGAACCTTCTTGGGCCATGAGCTGATTAGGCTCTTGGTCCTCGAATCCGAGGAAGTGCGGAAGGAAGTCATCCCTTCTGCGTCCCTTCATCTTCTCCCTTTCGGGATGGATGAGGGCTTCCAAGATCACTCTAAGGATACCTTGCTGCATGTACATCATGTAGCTAGGCTCCATAGCGATGATCCTTGGTGTCTTCTGCGTCTTAGGAACCGAGACCACCTTGACGGGGATCTCGGAACCGGGTTCGAGGTAGTTAATATCGTCAGCACTATCGATAAATCGATAGTTCGGAAGGAGATAATCCATTGCTGGAAAATAACCTTCCAGACGATCGGTCCACGTCGACAACAAATATTTGGCGTTTCCACGCCTTCTATCTGCCGTTGACCCAGGACCGTGTTTTGGAAATACGTTCCCTTCGTAGATATCTCTATCTGCGTAAGAAAACGCATCCCGAAACAAAAGAGACGATACTCTCAAGAACGAGTCATAATCTGACTCGGTCCTTCGAGCATCGTACTCCTTAACTACCTGCTCACACTCGACGTAGTTGCGCATCGCACGACGAACCCTTGTATCACTACAAGGGATCGCAATCTTTCCAAACATCAGCGTTAGCTGACGGATGGATCGAATTGAGTCGATGCATGGCTCGTCGAGCAACACACCACTATCGCGGTCAAACACACGATCGAGGAAACCTCCGAATAAACGGGGGAGACCTGCTTGCCACTTAAAAGAAGTGAACAAGTCGCGATCGACCTTACCAAG